TATTAGATCCCAAAAAGACACCTAGAGTTCCACGAGCAATAAGACAAGAAGCAGGCAGACTACTAAAGCACTATCCTTCAAAATATGATATGGAATATATGGAAGAGAGATTTAGTTATGAAAGCAGAACTTGAAATTGATTTGTATGCTGATGTAGAGCCTGACGGCATTATACGAGCATTGTATTTAGGTGAAGCATGTGAACCTAACTTTGAAGGTGTGGAAAGTTGGGAAGAAATTGTTGAACGCAACATTGGATACCACCTTGTTCCAGGTAATAACACCATTAGGCCAGCAGATGTTGAACGGTTAGAAAAAACCATTGCTGGTTTGGAACATGCTATTGCTCTGTTCAAGGAGAAAATAGCACAACACAAAGAGTAAAGGAGAATATGAGAGTTTTCGGATCTTATAAGTATGACTTTAATGGTCGCAAACGTAAACCCCGTAAACCAAAAGGAGAAGTCTGTGCCAAATATACGCCCCCTAAGTTTCAGGAATACAAACCAAAGAGTACGTATGCAACAGAACGTGCGGCAGAGATTAAACGCTACAAGTCGGTCCCTCTTACTCCATCAAAAGCAGGAGGAGACAAACGAGAGTCTCAGAAGTACACAGGAGACTTCGTTATCGGCATCGCCACCCTACACAAATCCAACGCAGTACCAGTAACAAACCCCAAATATGCTCGTGAAATTTCGGAGATGATATCGTGAGAATTGAATTTGATAAAGAAAACACTTGGAAAGAGTATAAAGAAGTTGCTCTTCTCCCTACCTTCATTTTATATGCAGAAAATGACCCTGGATATCGATACCATGGGTTGATTTTCCATTTTTTGGTCTGGAAAGTTGCTTTTACATTGAGGACCCCATAAGATGGGTGGAAAAAGGCGTCCAAAAAAGGACATTATGGACCGTGAATGGTCTAGTTTGGGTCAATTGGCGACTTATTTCAACAATTCTGGTGAAGAAAAGGTGAAAGATTACGATGGATTGTCGGTTACTACCACAAAACACGTCTATACCTTGTCGGCCGGACAACTTTTTCGTCAAAATAAGAGAAAAAACAACTCATGAAAATCGGGAATATAATATATTCCATCTTTTCCTCAAAAAAAGCTTGCATTCTGCTCTGGAATTTGAGATCATTATCTTGTTGATGGGGGGTAGGTACGAAAATTGCTCCGAACTGCTATGGACCACCCCCTCAACCCAACGTTTAATGAGAGATGTCAATGATTGAGTTAGTTTTTACAGGTAGAATCAAAAATCGTAAAATTTATGAGGAATTTGCTCATAATATCATCGACGAATTGTTTCCCCGTGAGTTTAAACGAGACATTATTGTCGGTATTGCGTTCAGAACCCTTGTTGGTGATGGGGTTTATGGACAAGCAACATGTCACAATAAGGAAGATGAGTCTGATGTTGAGTATCACTTGGTTGAGGTGGCCAAGGTAGTTGTTCAAGACGGTCAGATAGTACCCTGTACTGCAAAGGAAATTGCGAGTACACTTGTGCATGAATTGGTCCACATACGTCAGTACATTCGACGTGAGTTGAATTCAGGGATGACCCGATGGATGGGTCAGGTGATTCCCTACGGTCCTCGTGGGGGTCTTAAAATCCCTTACAAGAGACAACCGTGGGAGATTGAGGCATTCTCTATGGAAAGAGAGATAATGGAGTATTTGTGGGTACATTAATTGAACATGCTCGACTTTGGGGTGGTATGAAGCACAAAGGTCAAGTAAGAAAATATACTGGTGAACCTTACTTCACTCACTGTGAGGCGGTTGCAGAAAGAGTTGCAGAGTTTATAGACGAGTACCCAGAATATTTTGTGAATAAGGATGAAGTGGTCGCTGCAGCATTACTACATGATGTAGTTGAAGACACTGACGCGACTTTTGAGATGGTTCAAGACATATGTGGCGAGAATGTTGTAAAGTATGTTTACTATCTCACCAAACCACCAGAATTTGTTGGTAATAGAGCACAACGAAAATTGTTGTTCAACAGCAAACTTGCTCTTGCACCATTTGAGGTTAAAGTAATTAAGTTTTTTGATGTGATGCATAATGCACCTTCTATCGAAGAACACGATAAAGAATTTTTCAAAACTTGGTCTGAGGAAGCCAAACGATTTTTAATTGCGATTGACGCACACACTGTTGAAGATTTATTTAAATACACTTATAAGGGTTTACTATGAAAGGTTATTATGAAATGTCTGATGTTGAAAAGCAGATTGTTGAACTTGCACGTTCTATGATGTATGAAGTTGAAGAACGAAACATGTTCTGTGATAACGATGAACTGTGGAATGCAGCTATGTCTGCTGGAAACAAGATGGTTACCATTGGTTTACCTTGGAGCCGATTCAAGGGTGTTGGTGATTTGAACACGAAAGAACAACGTGCTGTCAAAATGTTTCTCGATACGAGGAAATAAATAAGAATATGGCTAGACGTTCTAAAAAGTCTGTTTTTAATCAGATTTCAGATAATCATTTAAAGTTAAAATCTGTAGGACCAATTACAGATAATCAGACGAAGGTTTTTCAATCTGACAAACATATGGTCCTGCATGGTTTAGCTGGTACAGGTAAAACTTATATCTCTTGTTATCTTGCTTACGAATCGATGTTTGCGGGTGATTCTGAACGTCTGGTGATAATCAGAAGTGCAGTACCAACTAGAGATATGGGTTTCTTGCCTGGGACGGATAAAGAGAAGTCTGCGGTATATGAAGAACCATATAAAGATATTGCAGTCGAATTGTTTGGACGTGGTGATGCATATGAAATTCTCAAATCAAAGAGACTTGTGCATTTCATGACCACTTCTTTTATTCGTGGTGTCACTCTAAAAGATGCTTATATCATTGTTGATGAATGTCAGAACATGTCATTCCATGAGTTGGATTCTATCATTACACGTGTTGGTGAAAATTGCCGACTTGTTTTTTGTGGTGACTTTCGACAAAGTGATTTGACTAAACAATCCGAAAAGGATGGTATGCGAAAGTTTTTAGACATTCTATCTCAAATGGATTATTTTGATTTTGTCGATTTTGGTGTTGATGATATCGTTAGGAGTGATTTTGTTAAAAACTATATTGTCACAAAGAACAAAATTGGGGTATACTAAATGCCAACATACACGTATCGTAACACCGAAACAGGTGAGACGTTTGAACGATTTTTGAAATTATCCGAACATGAACAATTTAAAACAGACAATCCTCAGCTGGAGACGGTATTGCATCCTTATAATATTGTTAGTGGGGTATCTGTTCGTAACAAAGAGTCTGATGGTTTTAAAGAAGTCATGTCAAAGGTTGCGGAAAATCATCCGGGTTCAGAAGTTGCAAAACGATACGGAAGAAAAGATGCAAAAACAGTAAAGACAGAAGCTGTATTAAAAAAACATGGTGTAATATGACCTATAAACTAAGTGAACTTGAGAGCATTAAACTTCAAACCGTCGAAGAAGATGGGAAGAGGTTTTACCTGAGTCCTGATGGTAAGATAAAATACCCAAGTGTCACAACTGTGACAGGTCTACTGAGTCACGAACAAATTAAACTTTGGCGTCAACGAGTTGGTGAAGAAAAGGCAAACAAAATTTCATCTGGTGCTGCAAGACGTGGCACATCGTTTCATTATGTTTGTGAGGATTTCTTAAGAAACAAAGATACTTACATTGAAACAGAAACACTACCTGAGTTTAAAAATATTTTTGAAGAACAGATGTTCAAATCTCTCTTTGCATTCTTGACGGGTATTGAGCCCGTAGCACTTGAGGCACCAATGTATTCAGAACTACTTGAGATGGCTGGTCGGGTTGATTGTATTGGTAGAGTTGAAAACAAGTTGTGTGTGATAGATTTTAAAACATCTTCTAAACCAAAGAAACCCGAACACGTTGAAAATTGGATGATACAAACTACTGCGTACTCTACAATGGTTGAAGAGTTGACTGATGAAACTGTAGAATATATTGTTGCAGCTGTGGCAGTTGAAGATGCACCATCACAAATTTTTATCGACCGGCCAGAAAACTATATTGACGATTTGTTTTCTTTAAGACAACGTTACAAAAATTTATATGGTGTTTGATATGATTACTAAAAAAGATTTTACTGAACAAGTAGAGACACTACTACTCAAATCAAAAGGTACCGATATTCTAGGTACTATACTCAAAGTTTGCGAATTGAATAACATTGAACCCGAGTCTGTAAAGAGACTTATTTCAGACCCTCTCAAAGAAAAGTTGACGGCTGAAGTAGAGAAACTTAAGTTGGTTAGACGTGGCCAAGTTGGTACTGGTTCAATTGATAAATTTATGGTATAGGTGATGAATGACCTCAAGAGAGGCTTATGATGCTTATACCCTCTATTTAGGCATCAAGTTACATTTTTACTCAAAAGGGTATGATTTTATAAAGTATAACGGCAAAGTTAAATCCGATATCAATTCTTTTTTAAAACGAAAAGACAGATACTTTTTCGGTAAACTTTTCAAGATGTACTCACAAGACCTGCAAGATTTTTACATTGCAAACTTAGTTACCAAAGACACCTGGGTTGGTGATTTAGTTAACGAAGAATGTGAACGTGTTTATGTTGATTGGAAAAAGAGAAACCAAAAACTATCTTATCTGTTTCAACAAGAAGTTAATGACTTGTTGCAATCAACAGATATCAATTCTTTACTAAAAGTTTCGAATGGTCAGCATCCCATTCTTCTCAAATCTTATCTCAGTAAAAAAATAAGTTTGGAAACACTTTGTATAATTGATGATATTATTGGTTTCAGTGAAGATTGGAAAAAAAATATTGAAGAACCTATTGTATATCCACCAATCCATGTTAAAATGAACAAATACAAATCGTTCTTGACTTACGATAAAAAACAATACAGAAAAAAGTTAATTGAATTATGCTCCACATAGTAGGTAACGGTCCGTCTCGTCTAAAACACGATATTGATAATCTTGGTGAGTGGTGGGGTTGCAATGCAATCCAATACGACTATAGCCCCGATATTCTATTTTCGGTAGATGTAAATTGGCATGAGGAGGTGATATCTAGTGGATTCTACAAAGAGAATAAAGTGGCTGTGGCTAGTTGGGACCCAATCGATATCTCTATGTGGGGCATGATAGTTGATACTTTTAAAATGGAGGGCCAACGTATCAATGAAATTAGAACTGATGAAGATACACATTTTATTGTTCAAGGTAATGGGTATTATACTTCGGTTTTAGGATATAATGCGAAATACGATTCCAATTTAATTAGGTACAACTACCCAGAACTGAAAAATCTTTTCAGTGGGATGTCTGCTTTAGGTTACGCCTGCATCAATGGATACAAAGATATCACTTTGTTAGGTTTTGACTCATTGCAATACGACAATCCAAGTAATGTATATGAGGGGAAGCTTTCTAAGTATTTGCCTAAATATACTAAGGAGGACCGTGTTAATACAGCACAGAAATCCCAGTTCATTGCTTTACTTGAAAGATTCGATGATGTCAATTTTTATTTTAAAAATGAGGTTGGCGATTTGCAGTCTATCAAGTATGATGAACTATCATACTATAAAAATAGAGAAAAATGGTATCTAGGCGAAGGCTTAGAATCTGATACGTTGCGATACAATGCTAATACAATTAATTAATACAAGGAGATAATATGTCTGCATCTTTAGACAAACTTAGAAAAGCTATGGAATCTGCTTCACCTACTCAAGGTGGTCAACAAAAATCATACGGTGATGACCGTTTCTGGAAACCAGAGATGGATAAGTCTGGTAACGGATATGCCGTGATTCGTTTTTTGCCCACTCCTGTGAATGAGGAGATGCCTTGGATTTCATATTGGGACCATGGTTTCCAAGGTCCAGGTGGTTGGTACATTGAGAAATCATTGACCACTCTTAATCAACAAGACCCAGTTTCAGAATTCAATACACAATTATGGAACACTGGGGTTGAAGCAAATCGTGAACAAGCACGTAAGCAAAAGCGTCGTTTACATTATGTTTCTAATATCTTAGTTGTTTCAGACCCAAAACACCCAGAAAACGAGGGAAAAGTCTTCCTGTATCGTTATGGCAAGAAAATCTTTGAAATGCTTAAGGAGGCAATCTCACCTGCATTTGAGGACGAGGCTGCAATCAATCCTTTTGATTTGAGAGGTGAGGGTGCCAATTTTAAGATTAAGATTCGTAAAGTAGATGGTTATTGGAACTATGATAAATCAGAGTTTGATTCACCATCACCATTCTCTCCCAATGAGGATGAACTTGAAAGTATTGCTAACAAAGCATACTCTTTGACTGAACTAATCTCACCTGATGAGTTTAAGTCTTACGATGAACTCAAGGAAAAACTTGATAGAGTCTTGGGGTTGACAGGTGGTGTTAGTCATTCAACGGTTGAATCCGTTGCAGAAGATGAGGAAGAAGTTCCTTGGTCTAACGTTAACACCGAATCATCTACTGATGAACCCGTTGCCAAAACGGTATCGGCAATGGATGAAGATGATGCAATGGACTATTTTAGGAAGTTAGCATCTGAGTAATCCAATTCGGGATAGATACTATTTGATTGTTTATATTATGGATGTATCTATTGGCTAGGACGATGGGCAGGGGTAACTAGCTTTGGGTAAAGTAGATTGTCACTACGATGCGGAATCTACTGGTGAAGAGCGGGATGCATTAAAAGTGGGGCGACTTCACAACTTTTAATTTATTAACAGGTGAAATATGAGTCAAAAAGACAACGAAAAAAACGAACGAGAATTTGAAAAATTGTTCAGACGTTGGAAGCGTTCAGTCGAACGTTCTGGTGTCTTACAAGAATTGAAGAATCGTGAATTTTTTGAAAAACCTTCTGTGAAACGGCATCGTATTAATCAATCACATGCTCGTCGTAGGAGAATTGAAAGTGAAATGGTAGTTCCAAGAAGGAGACGTAGATATGGCGGGGAAGGGCTCTAAACCTAGACCTTTAAGTGTATCACAATCCGAATTTGATAAACAATGGGACCTTATCTTTGGAGGCAAAAATATGAAGCATGAACATAAACGTGATGTCACTATCACAGAAGAAGTTTCAAGACACCTTTCGGCTGATGGTAGAAGAGAATCAATAGTTGTTGCTACTGAAAAAGGATATATGGTTGAACTTTATGAAAAGAAAAAGTATATCAAAACTGTTGATGTATCAGACCATAGTTTGTCATATGCTGAAGATACTGCTGAAAATTGGGCGTTGAACGTGTATTGATTACCAATCAGATTGGTTTAATCTAGAAACTGTTCTATCATCATCAAAAACGTTTGGTCTACCCATAATCTTGGTGGTATTCATATTATTAACTGTGGTGCCACCAACTACGTTTTGAATTGCCATTTCGGATTTTCGGCCCGATTCTTTTGCTTGTTCCATTTCAATGTTCGATTGCTTTAATTTGTTTCCAGAAAGAGCATTTTCCTGAGCCTTTTTTAACCGATACTCTGTCTTATCGGCCGCGCTCATGTTCTTCCACATCTCACGGGTCATTGGTTCTTCTGAGGATGCATCAAGTCTAGGTCCAGCTTCAACTTGAACAGGTTGCAATCCTTTTTGAAGGGGGCTGTCTAATCTATCACTTGCATCTGTTCGTTTTTCTTCATTTTCCTGAATCTTTTTTAACCGATACTCTGTCTTATCGGCCGCGCTCATGTTCTTCCACATCTCACGGGTCATTGGTTCTTCTTTTAAACCATCCGTAATCTCAGGTTCTTCTCTTCCTACCTCAGCAAGTTGTTGTTGTCTGAAGATAAGACGTTCTCTCGCTGCTGCAATTTGTTCTTCTGTTCCACCTTCATTTTCTAATCGAGTTAGTGTTGATTGTGACTCATCAGCCCGTTTTTGTAAACGTGATTTTCTCTCTTCATTCCTTTTTTCTTCTCGGGACATTTCAGGTTCTTCAGGTGTGTCTGGTTGGGACATTTCAGGTTCTTCAGGTGTGTCTGGTGTCCCGCCTAACCACGATGGTAATAGTCCTCGGACGTAATTAATCGCACCTGTGATACCATCCATTAAAGAACTGATTGCGTCTTGTATGGTCCCTAATAAACTCGTCTCATCACTTTCAAACCATGCAACAATATCATTAAACGTTTCGGTTGCAAAATCTTTCACCTTATTCCAGATATCTTTGATGGATTGCAACAGGTCGAATTCGGACCACCATTCTTCTATATCATTTATCAATTCCATGACATCATTATATAAATCAGTGAAGAATGTTTTAATCTTCAAACCGAACTCTTGTATCTTTATCCAAGTTTCATCAATCCATTCCCTAAACCCTTCGGATTCATTATACAGATACTCACCCGCTTTATAGATACCAAATGCAGCTAATCCAATTAGTGTTGCAATTGCCAAGATTGGAATTGCACCCACTATCATTGCTGTTGCGCCTGCTAATAGACTTGCAGTGAATCCAGCAATTGCCGGAACAATTCTAGTCATTATTACGGCTTTCAATGCAACACCAGCTGATAATAGTCCTTTTCCTAGAGTTTTGGCAACCCCAACAAATGCCAAAACTTTTGAGGTCATACTATCCAACCCACCAACAAGGTCTAATCCAGTTAGTTCTTTTAGTTGACCACTAAATTGCTCAAGACCTTCAAAGTTTACAGATTCAGACAACACTTCGGTTAGTTTGTCATTGAACCTATCACGTTCTTGTTGTTCTTCTGCTAAAGTTGCTTGTGCTGTTTCACGTGCTTCTTTTGCTTGTTCGAGCTTCTTGTCCTCAACTACAAGTAGTTCTCTTTGAACTTCGTCTCTCTTTTGTACTTCTTTCTCTAACGCTTTACTTACCGCAGTAAGTGCTGCACCTTTCACTCTCAGTTGTTTTTCTTCTAAATCTTGTATTCTTGCATTTGATTGGCTGAGTCTGTTTTCACCCGACTCTAGTTCTGCAAGCCGTTGTGCCTTAGCATCTATTGCAGCCTGTTCTGCTGAGAGTGCATCATTTAATGCAGCTTCTGAGTTTTGAACTTGAGTTTGAAGTTTTTTTAGGTCGGTAATATTGAATGCACCATCAGCTGCATCCATGAAATTTTTTCTTAGAATTTCTAACTCATTTGAATCCATTGCCTCTCTACCTTCAGTCAGGTACTTGTCTACAACAGATGTTAACGATGCGAGTTTCTGTGCTTGCAATGCCCCAGCAAACGTATCTTTAGATGTTTTTCTTAATTCCGCAACAGACTTTGCCAGAGGACCATTTACCTCAGCAATATTTTTAATCATATTTTGAAATTTAGGTTTTAATCCTTTCGAAGCACCATTGATTTCATCCGATAATGTTTCGGTCGAATTTCTAATTTCTTTGCGGATTTTTTCGGGGGTATCATCAGCCATGACACTATTTAGGTAGATTTGCGTTTATAATCTTCGATTGCTGCTTTGATTGCATCCTCTGCAAGGACACTACAATGAATTTTAACTGGAGGAAGTGCTAATTCTTCTGCGATGTCGGTGTTCTTGATATGCTCTGCTTCATCAAGACTACGACCTTTGACCCATTCAGTTAATAGAGATGAGGATGCGATTGCACTACCACACCCATAGGTTTTAAATTTGGCATCTTCGATAATACCATTTTCGTTTACTTTTATTTGTAAACGCATCACATCGCCACAGGCAGGTGCTCCCACCATACCTGTGCCGACATCATCATCTTCTTCATTAAACTTACCCACATTGCGGGGGTTGTTGTAATGGTCCATGACTTGTTCAGAATATGCCATAACTTACCAGTGATGCACTACGCCAGACATTATGAAAAAGCACGTAACAAAATTAACGCCCACAATAATAGTGCGTAACAATGCAACGTAATTGTCATAAGGTTCCGTCTTATCATCAGAGAATCCACCAAGTGCATATTTCCAAATAGTCCAAAACTTCATATCTTAGATTTCTTTCTTCTCACACTTTGCGTTGAAGAAGTTTAATGCACATGCATCAATCACAGGTTGCACATAATTCTGCATGAAGTTGTCATCTGCCTTGGTAGGCGTTGCTGCACTTACTGCTGATGCTACCGTAACGATGGTAGTAATCGTACCCCAGATTTCCATTAAATCCATGCCGTCCTCCTTTGGTTGTTGGCATGGATATTTATATCTACCAGACTGAAGTGATCGCCATTTGATTGACTAAACAAGACTGTTCTTTACCATCTTGTTTGACTTTAATTGTCTTTCCTACCTGTACACGTTTCTTGCTAACAGTGATATCAGTAGGTTTTTCAGCGTCAAGCAGTTGATTACACTCAACATCAATCATCCATTGATATTCACTTTCAACTACTTTAATAATTTGATGATCTTCTTTTAGTTTGAGTTCTAGTTTTACGTCTCCCATTGCGGGGACTGCGAGTAACGTCATTGCGACGAGTAAAAGTTTGTTCATATTTTTTCCTCCTAGAAATATTTATACAAATTTTAATCATATCTTTACTTTATCTTAACAAAAGTAACGTATAATTAAAAATCATTTTTATAAGTATTTCTGTTTGGAGTTCTCATGGGCGCAGTCCTAGTATTTTTAATTTTAATTCCCGGCGGGATACTCTACTCTGAACACATAGAGCGGAAGGTTGATGCCTGTCTTGAACGCCAAGAACATTTCTGCGACTATCGTATGAGACCT